GTCTCCGTGGAATTTACTGTCAACACCCTGATCGTCTGTTAAAGCACCTGTATCTGTTCTAAAAGATACAATACTTACGCTGCCAGACGCAGGTTGGTAGTTGACACTTCTGTTAGATATATCCGCATCTGTTAAATTAAAACGACTAGACCCAGATGAAGCATATAAAGCATTTGCTAGTGCGTTAGAAAATGATGCTGAAAACCTGCCAACTTCATTATCAGTGATGCTAGAAATGTTATGGCTGTCCGCTATAGATGCTGTAGAATAGTTTAAATTACACCAAGCCGCCGCAACCCCTGAGACTGCACGACTAGCTGTTTCGCCTGTGGCTTTGATGTTAGTGACCGTTAGTGTACTCATGCTAGGTCTCCACAACATTGAATGGACGTATCTGAGCTATCAAGGTAAGTGCTAGAGTAAGACGTTGAACAAAAAATCTGACAGCTCCCTGTAGCTGGATTGACCCTCATTAAACCTGGATAGTTAGCAACAGTCATACCACCCGTAGCGCTTGGAACAGCATCAAAACTGTTTGTAAAATTAGGTGTGTATTTACCCGTAGCATCGTCGGTGACGGAAGAAATATTTAAACTACCTGTGTTAATAGCTATTGAGCTACCGTCAAAGTTTACTTGTGCTTTTGGAGCACTCTGCTTAGTCAGCGTAACAGGGCCAGTCCCGTTGGCTGCACTAATTGTATCTACTCGTATATCAGACAATGCTCAAGTTCCCCCCTGTTGTGACGGTGAGAGTGACGCCAGAGGCCACCGTAAGAGGACCAGCCGCAAGTGCATTCTCAGTTGCGTCTATTGTGACATTGGTATCAAGTTGCTGTTCATGCACTCTGAAAATGTCTCCAGCCGCTGCCGAAGCCCCCACAGTCCCACGTTCACCTTTGTATCTGCCGCCGTTACTTACCGTGTCAGTGTTGGCAGTGTACAAGATAACATCCAAGACATCATCTGTTGCAGCACCAGAAGTGAGGACAACTTGATTGCCGCCTGATGTTGTAAAGTCTGTGTTATAGACCAGCTTCACGCCATTTAGGAACACGTCGAGAAACTTATCGACAAAACCTACAGTCGTGAATGTGGTCTGACCTGACGTGGCTGTAAACGTCTGCCGTGTCTGGGTAGCCTGTGGCGTGGGTATTGTGCCGATATAGCTTGACATTAGTTACCCTCCAGTGCGTCTAGTCTTGCTTCAATAGAAGTCAGTCGTTGTTCTGTTGCAGCACCAATGAATGACATCAACTGAGGATAACGAATACCCTTGCGGTTGCGTTCTTCACCAGTTTCTTCGTCTGTCCAATCAGATGAGATAAAGAAAGCATAATCGCCAGCATTCAACCCTGCATCAGTCATTGCTTGCTCTACTTCCTGAGCAATAACACCTGTGTGTGTTCGTGCTGCGTCACCCTTCTCAGCAACACTGTCGTTCCACTTAAAGGTTTTGAATAGCTTGCTGATTGCCTTGGCTGCTGTCATCTCTGCATCTGTCAGTGATGCAATCTGTTGTTTTTCGTTTTGGTCAGAGGTTTGGATGGTGCCGTTGGTGGCGTAGATGTCATCGAAGCGTGCGCCAGATGTTCCAAGATCAATTGCATTATCTCTTGCAGCACCGTTGTTTGAAGCTGGCAGAATAGCATCGCTAGCGGGCGAAAATCTCAAGCCCGTGTCGCCTGAGTTAATATACAGGCTGTTCCCGCCTTCTGACCCAATACTCCCCACAGCGGTAGTGTCCTTAAGGAAATCAATTAAACTGCCATCGTCAGTCAATCTGCGACATTGAATTGGATTACCACCACTTCTAGTAGCTACTATATTACCAGTTTCTCTTAATTCACATCCAGCTATTGTTCCGTTTGCACTCGTCTTACCCACCAGCAAGTTACCGCTGCTGTCGACAATCAGATCAGATGTGCCAACTTGAAAGGGATTGCTTGGACTTGCAGTCCCCACGCCAACCCGATTGTTCGTACTGTCAACGTAAAGCGTGTTGGTGTCTACGGTCAGATCACCGCCGACTGTGCTATCTCCACCAACGGTTGCGCTGGTTGTGCTGAGGAGAACAGCTTTTGTGCCTAAGTAACCGCTCATTAGGTTTGCTCCAAGATACTCAGGATAACATCAGTTGCGCCAGAGGCTGAGACTTTAAGGATGTCTGTTGCTTCCATGACGATCTTACCATCTAACACAGACAGAGATGAATTAGCTGGAATAGGTACTGAAGTCACAATCTCTACATCTTGGTTTGCTTCATCGTTGTTACCTGCACGACCTGCCGTGTCGGATGACAGGGTGACGGTAGCTGTTACCTGACTGCCTGTGGTGTTACCTAAGACCAGACCAATAACAACTGTGGTTGTAGAGGCAGCTACAGTATAGATGTCGTCAAGCGTTGTTACCCCTGCCTTGGTTACAACTTTGAATGTATTTGCCATTTGATTATCCTAACGCAATTGCTAAAGCAACACTTGTGCCAGCAGGTTCGAAGTCAGTGCTAGCTGATGCTGCTGCTGTACCTGCGTCTGTGATTTCAGATAGTGTGTGGGTGTGGTTGTTATCAATGTAAGACAGAAGTTGAGCACCTGTTACTTTCTTAGATGTACCACTGTCATTTACTTCGAACTCTTGTGTACCAGAAGCTGCACTAGCTGCTGGCAACTGAGATATTTTTATGTTAGCCATTAGTAGACTCTCTTCCAGTTATTACCGATTTTTTTGTAGATTGCTTGAGGTTCATCCCATAGATCATTAAACTTAACATAAGGATCAAATGTTCTCCAAGCTCCTCTTTCTTTTATGTAAGCTATAGCTGAGAACTCAATCTCAGTACCTAGAGCTACTAGAGTTCCATAAACAATGCTAGGGTTAATACCAAAAGTAATTCTTGTGTCACCGTCTTCGGTTATTCTAGTGTCACCTGACTCTGTTAGTCTGATACCCTCTAAGTTAGTATCGAAGACACCACTTAGTGTGTAGTCAACTGAGTTAGCTAGAGAACCAGTGCTAGAACCTGAGAAGTTTCCTATAAACTTAAAGCCAGCTTCTGAAGTTATAGTACCTGTACTTGACAGACTAGATGAGGCAGGTCTCTTACGTATGCCTAGGGAGACCTGTGAACCAGTAGCTGTTAGAGATACTACACCCTTAGCTTTTAAATCGGCATCTGCTGTTTGTGTGCCTGTGGATGTTAGGCTTGTCGAACCTTTAGCTTTTAGTGTACCTGTAAAACTAACTGAGCCAGTTGCTGTGTAGCTAGAGGATGCTTGACGCTTTGCGTCTGCATCACCAGACAAAGAACCAGAAGCAGATAGAGAAACCTCCCCTACTTCGAACTGTTCTGTTATTCTGTCTTCGCTGGCTTCAGATACCCTGAGGTCACCAGCCTCTGTGATACGATAGCCCTGAGACACAACTTAAACCTTAGGCTATAATCAAGTCGATATTACCGATAGCAAACTCAAGGGTATCCCCGTCTGATATATCTTTAGATGCAGCTAAAGAACCATGCCAGATAAGATTACCTGCTGATGCTGCATCGTGAATACCCATGTGAGTTACTGTACCCCAGTCTCCCCCTGCTGCTGTAAATGTCACAGCACCTGAGTTAGATGTTGTACCACCTGTACCTGAGGCTGTAGTAAACGCTACAGATTGACGTGAGTAGCCACTGCCTGACAATTCAGTACCACCACCTGCATCGTTAGGTGCAGAGGTATAGAGAGCTACATACCAAGCTGTAGGACGAGTTGCTGACCCTGAAGTCATCAACCAGTTAAGCACTAAGTTTTCTGCGTGATCGGATAGAGCCGCCATTATTGTATTTCCTTTACGAGCTTACTTTGAACCAGATGTCACCATCGTTGCCACCTGAAGGTGAAGCTGTACTTACGGTTACATTATCTAGAATATTGAGGATGTTCGTTCCATTAACGTATATTTCATTTACGTTCAGGAGAGCATTACCATTCAAGTCTAGGTCAGCTTGCATAGCATTAGGTGTACTACCATCTAGAGAGATAACATTATCGAACCCAGCTTGCAACGATTGAAAGTTAGCATTAAGTGTTGTCGTCGATGTAAAGCCAGATGCTATGTTAGTTATAGATGGTCTCTTAGCCATATCAGTTTACCTTGATCCCTAGTCTGTTGGCATCCTCTGAGAGGAGAGACAGAGCTTCCTTGTTCATCTCTTCCTCTTCTTTTTCTTTTAGTTTTTGTTTAGCTTTAGATGCTGTTTCTTTATCTAGCCAACCCTTTTCTAAGAGTAACTTAGCTGCACTAAAGGAACTCCTTCCGTTTGACTTCATCTCCTCAGCTATAGCCTTGATAGCGTCTGACCTCACCTTTACCTCTACTTCCTTGCGGAGTTTAGTGATGTAAGGTTTAACGAAAGGTGACTTAGCTATAGCTTGCCAGTGCTCCCATGACCCAAAGACTACTTGAGAGAACTCGTACTCAGTTGGATCACCTGACACTAAAGCTAGATAAAGTTTAGGAAAAGAAACTAAAGGTTTGCCTTCGAACTCTATGTCTTGGTCTTTAAGGGTAAAGACTGAATGCTTAGGTTGTATGTAAGATAACTCATAGAAGAGACTCTTAGTGAAGAACTTACCACTGGCATTCTTTAGTTGTCTAGGAGAAAACATCATGGTTCATGCCTCTTCATAAAAATAATCATAGATAGAATGATACCACACTTTAAAACAAATGTCAAGCATTAATTTCAATAAAATAAAAAAAAGTTAGTTTACGTAAGGTAAAGCTTGACAAGTTAGACAAAGTATGGTATAATAACTTTGGTAGTTACGGGGAGTATATATTACTTATAGTATTATTATTCTTATTAGCTAACTAAGGACAACTACAGATCAGCCTATGTATGGTTGTAGAGCACACTTTGGGTAAAACCTTGGTGTGCTTTTGTTTTTTGCATGTGGAAAATTTTAGTGAGAAAATTTGTAGGTGCATTGTACATACAGGCGGATGCCCCGTGGCCCCCCTTGGCTACCCCTAAGGATACAGCAAAAAGTTGGGTACCCTACCCTTTAGTCTTACCTTGGCTATCCTTTGGTGTTGCTTGGCTGGCTTTGGTACAGCTTTGGTATAGCTTAGGTATTGCATATGGGAAATGCACATACCTTAGTCTCACCAATGCTACCCCATTGATAACATTACATACTTTGGTATCATCCTTGTCTATCCCTTGGTATAATTTTCTAGGTTCTGATCTTATTGGTTTTTATTACTCATTATAATATAAACTGGACCTATCCGTTTGGATTAACTGGAGCTATCCTTTTTTTCTCTTGTGGTTTTGTTTTTCTTGTGCTTATCTGTATTCATCGACAGCGACAAGAAACAATCGCACAAGGTAAGACCTAGCAGAGTTTCAGAGTCCTAAGCGATCAGCACTCTTGAAAGAGACTTGCACAATACAGAATACCGTCCCTATACGGTACTAGAAATAGGGCAACTGTCTGAAGCGTCTGTGGTCTACGTATTCGGGCAAGATATAAAAGACCACACAAAAAACTAAAGAAAGTGCTTGACACACTCTAAACTGTCTGAAAGACTAAAGATAACTTAGGCACAAAAGACTTGCCAAGGACAGAGTCCAAATCGGGGCTGTAGTACGGTGACTTGAATCAACCCGTCAAAGTTGGGGTGAGTGTGTCTAGTTGCTTGACAAAGGTACTTACTTAGAGTATCTCTGTCAATCAACTCAAGGAGTAAAACTATGGCATACAATGGATGGAAAGATTGGGAAACGTGGAACGTAGCCTTGTGGATCAACAATGATGAAAACCTGTATAACATGGCACAGGAGAATATCAGACTATTCAAGCCTTTTGTTGCAGCAGAGGTAATGTTTGAAGAGTTGAAGAGAGACAATATCTTTGAAACTCCAGACAAGGCTCTATATACTCCAGAACGTATCTTAGCTGCAATACGTGATATGGCAATAGGAGACTGGTAACATGACAACACAACACATAAGGAACATACTCAAAGTATACCGTAGGGCAACCGCAGATGACGTTGCCAATGGTCTAGAGTGGTACGATAGAGCCGCAAGATATGCCAAGGTAATATCAACCAAGTACCTCATTCACCGTCACACTGTCATAGGTGTCATGGCTGCACTGTCACCTAACAATAGGTGGGAGAGAAACGTCAAGGATACGGAACGTATGATACAGGCATGGGTAGAAGGGGAAGACTTAACTGACTTCAAGGTCTCATGCTACAACACAATGAAGGCTAAGGCTTGGTCTATCCTAGAAGACGACCTGACAGAGGATGAAGACATACTGACCAGACTTAATGGGCAGAAAATCAGGTCATTCTATTCTAACATAAGAGGACTCGATGAAGTCACCATTGACGGTCATGCCTACAACATAGCACTTGGGATACGTCAAGGACTGACCAGTGACAAGACAAACATGGGTAAGAAACTATATCGTACAATGCAGGTGGCATATGTCAAGGCAGCAAAACGAGTAGGCGTCAAGCCTCATGAGCTTCAAGCTATCACATGGACAACATGGAAACGTGAACACAACATTTAAGCTTGACAACCAAACTAAACTATGATCTAACTTAATCGAACAGCAAAGGAGATACACATCATGTTCGTACTATTCGCAACCAAGCCTCTCAATGATGGCACACAAGGATTCCGCTTTAACTTTGTAGGCGTCAAGGGTTTGACTCGCAAGCGCAAGACTTTGAGCCGTGGCTTCAAACTACAGAGGGCAACATGTATGCTAGCACTTCACATGGGTAAGCGTAGCGTATACATTGAGCACAAACCAAACCAGAAGACAGAACGTAGACTTCACAACTTCGCAGGGTAATCAATGAAACTGTTTACAATCTCTCTTATGTCATGGGTCTCAATGATAGTCACCGTTGGAATACTAGCATCTGTAGGCTATGACATGAGAGGGGTTGACGGTCAGACTATCTTCTTGGTATACCTACAAGGTATCCTAGCAGGGTACACACTAAAGAAACTGAAAGGATACACAGATGTATTTGTGGGGTAGTAACCTAAGAGAATACTTGATTATCATGCACAAGTATGATATAGTGTGGATACCACAGACAGAGGATGAGGAGGTACCCTTCTAATGAAAAGACCAGTAAAGAATAAGACACCAAAGAACTACTACTCCGACAAGATACTGAGTGAGGAGTTCCTAGAGGAAGACTTAGAGTCTCTACTTCAAGAAGAAAGAGACCTAATAGATAGAATTAAGAATGGAGATGGACCTAGGGTATATGACTAATGGCCCCTTGCCCAAAGGCAAGACTATTATACACCCATCTTATCAGGTTGTCAAGGAGAAAATGACATGAGTGTATCAGGAGAGATAGAAAACCTAGAGTACGAGATCAAGCAGCACGAAAATAAACTTGAGGATTTAAAGAAAAGACTTGACAAGCTACTCATGATTCGTCCAATGTCAGACGAGGAGAGACAGAGAGCAAAGGAGAAGTACGAAGCTAACCACAGCTTCGATGAGTACGGTAACTACGGCGAGAACAACCCACCAGTGGGTCACTCATTCGGTCAACCGTTAAGAAAGAAACAAGTATGGAGAACGTGTGTATCCTGTGGAGGTCCAGCTTACAATGACTTCTGTGGGTTTTGCCAAGAGGAATTATAAAATGATGCACGAAACATTTGATGCTGAATTAGAAGTAGAGGTAACGGATAACACATGGCTCACAGTATGTGCTGACATCCTGACAGATGGCTACATATGCTACGAGACATGGAAAGACTTGCCACCTGAGATCACCCTAGAGATTGAACCACAGTTCAGAATCAAGTATCTCTATGATGAGGAGGGCAACGAGTACAGCCCTAACCTCTTGACAGATGAACAATATAAGTCTATTATGGACAGGCTAGTTGAAGACTGGTTCGAGACTAGTATTCAGAATGGATTCGGAAGAGAGAGTATGCACTAATGAAAGACCACAAAGCAGACAGCCACTTCATAGGACATGAGCCATGCCCTAAGTGTCTCTCAAAAGATAACCTAGCTAGGTACTCAGATGGTCACGGCTACTGCTTTGGTTGTGAGTATTGGGAGAGTGGAGAAGAGGAAATGCAATTACAAGCACCTCAAGTAGTACACCTTGAGAAGATGACAGCAGTGTACAGAGGTATGCGAGGCATATCCAAGGAGACAATGGAGTTCTACGGGTGCTACACATACCTCAACAGTGACGGTGAGGAGAAGTACCAGCAGTACGTCTACCCCTCAGGTGGTGTCAAGACACGATACTTCCCTAAGGATTTCTCAGCTAAGGGTCTCAAGTCAGATGAACTATTTGGTATGAACCTATGGAATGCTGGGTCAGGTAAGATAGTCACGATCACAGAGGGTGAACTAGATGCTATGTCAGCATACCAAATGTGCAAGCACCAGAGATATAACTCAGCCTTCGTGTCATTGCCTTCAGCCTCACCTAGCAGACGCCTATGGGAGAACGTAACTGAATGGCTCAAGTCATTCGAGAAGATAGTCCTGTCAATAGAACATGATGACGCAGGGAATGCAGTAGCTCAGAAGATAGCTAACCTCTTCCCTAATAAAGTATACAGGATGAAGCACGACAAGTACAAGGATGCCAATGAGTTTCTTCAGGCAGGTGAACGAGATTCCTACTACCACGCTTGGTTCAACGCACAGAAGTACACACCTGAGAATATCATTAATACACCTGACCAGTTCCTAAAGCTGTACAGTACATCAGAGGAACACGTCTACGTAGAGACAGGTGTACAAGACTTCGATGACCTGTGCATGGGCCTGATGCAAGGACACTTCACTCTGTTCAAAGCACAGACAGGCATAGGTAAGACTGAGTTCATGCGCTACCTAGAGTACAGACTCTTGAGTAAGTACCCAGAGATACGCATTGCAGCTTGGCACATGGAAGAGACAAAGCTACGCAGCATCCTAGGTCTGGTGTCATACAAACTAGGAGAGAACGTAACACGAAAGGACTTGATCCAAGAGAAAGGACTGGACCGTCAAGTACAAGAGGCTATCACTGAACTGACTAAAGATGAAAGGCTATACCAATTCTTTCTCAATGACGAGGATGACCCTCTTGAAATCCTTAATCATATAAGGTATCTTTCTCAGGCATGTGGTGTGCAGTACATATTCTTTGAACCTATACAGGACATAGCAGCCAACATGTCAGGAGAAGAAAGCAAAGAGCAATTCCTAGCTGACCTAGCTGTCAGGCTATCCAAGCTAGCTGCTGAGTTGAACGTAGGTATCATAACTATTGGTCACACCAATGATGATGGGGCTGTCAAGTACTGCCGCATGATAGAACAGAGAGCATCCGTTGTTGTCGAACTGCAACGAAACAAGATGGCAGAGGATGCAGATGAACGTAACACAACGAAGCTTCTGGTCACCAAGAACAGACCAGTAGGTCCGACAGGCTACGCAGGTCAGCTTTCGTTTGACACAGCTTCGTTCACAATGAAAGAGAAGTATGGATTACTTTAGCCTATGGCCTACCCTGTGTGGTGTCATCTATGCCTTTGGTGTAGCTCTGCACTACCTGCATGTGGGTGCTGTCTTTCATCTACTGGATAAGTACGATCAGATAGACAAACGAAGACAATTATTCTGGTCACTGCTGTGGCCTTTGACTGTAATACAAATAGGGTTCTCTAAAGATGACACTTAAAGTTGTAGCTATGGACATTGAGACAGATGCTTTAGATGCTAGTCGCATCTGGGTTATCTGTGGACAGGATGTCAACACAGGTGAGACCTACGAGTTTCACAATCCAGACAAGATAATAGAAGAGGGCATAGACTTTGCTAATTTCTGCGATACTGTTGATCTGTTTGTGTTTCACAATGGCATTGCTTTTGATGTACCTGTGATTAACAGACTGTTAGGCAAGAGGATTGACCCTATCAAAGTACTGGATACTCTCGTTGTATCTCGCTTCATTGATTACAACCTGCAAGGTGGACACTCACTGAAGGCTTGGGGTAAGCGTCTGTCTGACTTCAAGATGGACTTCAATGACTTCTCTAAGTTCTCTCAGGAGATGGTGGACTATTGTCATCAGGACGTAGCTGTCACTGTCAAGCTATATCAGAGGTTCCTACCTGTACTCCAAGATCAGACACAACAAGAAGCTATCAAGGTGGAGCACGACATTCAGATTCTATGTGAGGAGATGCACAACAATGGTTTCTTCTTCGACAAGGAGAAGGCAGAGCATCTGCTAGATGAGATTGAA